GTATCTTCTACTGCCCATATGTTCCTCTCCAGATGGTTCGTGCCGTCGGTCAGGACACCTTCCAGCCAAAAATTGGATTTAAGACTCGCTACGGAATGGTAGCGAACCCATTTGCTGAAGGTGATGCCACTGCACAAGGTTTGGGTCGTCTACAAGTCAATTCAAACCGTTACTATCGTAGAGTACAAGTTAAGAACCTAATGTGATTCTTCTTGTATAAAGTTCAAAAGGGACCTTCGGGTCCCTTTTTTATTATCATGTATAAATAATAGAAAAAAATGGTTGGGAACGCATTTAGCAATCAAATACAAAATAGAAATTTTTTATCTCCAACTCAGTTTAGATTTACTATTACCAGATCACCAAAAGTAGCATTTTTTTCTAATACTGCTAACATACCATCTTTAAGTCTAGGGATAGCAAATCAACCAACTTATCTAAAAGATATTGCTCAACCAGGAGATAAAATAAAATTCGAAGACTTCAATTTACGCTTCTTAGTGGATGAAGGCTTAGAAAACTATATGGAAATTCAAAATTGGATTAGAGGTCTTGGATATCCAGAATCATTAGATCAAATATACACATTACAAAGACAAAATCAAAAAATAGATACAAAAATAAACTCCACATTAAATTTATATTCAGATGGGACTTTACAAGTTTTAACTAGCAACCAAAGACCAAATTTTCAAGTAAAATTTTATGATTTATTTCCATATGATTTAACAACTTTATTATTTGATGCTACTGATAATGATGCCGAATATTTTACTGCAGAAGTGAAGTTTAAATACACTTACTATGAAATAACTGACAACAAAGGAAATTTACTTTATGAATATCAATGAAATAGAATCTATGTGGAAAGATGATTCTTTTGTAGATCCTGATAATTTACATTTAGAATCTTTAAAAATTCCACAATTACATTCAAAATATTATGAAATATTTAATAATGTTTTATTATTAAAGAAAAAAGCTTTAGAAGATAAAAATAAGTTAAGATTAAAAAAATACGAATATTATACTGGAAAAGCAGAACCAGAAGAATATAAAGATGTATCCCAAAAAAAGATAAGAGACAAGGAACATCTTCAAAATTGCATGAGTGCAGATGAAGATATATCAAATGCATCACTAAAAATTGAATACTATGATGCTATGTTAAACTATCTGAGTGACATACTTAAAATGATTCATAGTAGGACTTATCAGATAAAAAACAGTATAGAATATCAAAAATACATTTCTGGGTATGGCTGACATAACAATTATAAAGAAGAATGAAGTTTTCATAAAGTTACAATGTGAACCACACATATTATATGAACTTCAACCACATTTTACATTTGAAGTAGACAGTGCAAAATTTATGCCCCAATTCAGAAAAACTGGTTGGGATGGGACTATTCATTTATTGTCGGTTTCTACCGGAGAAATATACGCAGGACTTTTAGATAAAGTAATAGCAAAAATAAAGTCACATAATTATACATATGAATTTAAAGAAAACAAATATTATGGACTTCCTTTTGAAATAAATGACGAAATTTCATTAGAGGGAGTAAAAGGTTACATGAATGCAATATGTTCACATGAACCTTATGACTATCAAATAAATGCAGTATATGAATGTCTAAGATATAATAGAAAAACAATAATTTCACCTACGGCTTCTGGGAAATCCTTAATCATATATGCACTAGCTAGATATTATACAAATAAAAATCTAAAAACACTAATTATATTTCCGACTACTTCTCTTATACATCAAATGCATAAGGATTTTTTTGAATATGGATGGAGTCCTGAGAATAATTGCCATATGATATATTCAGGAAGAGAAAAAAATACAGATCTTCCAGTTACTCTTTCCACATGGCAATCGATCTTCAAAATGGAGAAATCTTTCTTTGAAGAATTTGATTGTGTAATAGTTGATGAAAGTCACCAAGCAAAGTCAAAATCTTTAATTGACATCATGAAAAAATGTCATCATGCAAAATATAGATTTGGATTTACTGGTACTTTATCAAATGGAGGAAAGGACTCTCAAACACATGAATGGGTAATATCTGGTCTTTTTGGTCCAACATATAAGACAATTAATACAAAGGAAATGATCGAAAAAGGAAGAGCATCCCAATTAGACATTCATTGTTTGGTGTTAAAACATCCTCCACAACAATTTGATCAATATGAAGATGAAATTCAATTTTTAATAGGAAACCAAAAAAGAAACAACTTTATAAAAAATCTTGCTCTCGATTTAAAAGGAAACACTTTAGTTTTATTTTCTAGAGTGGATACACATGGTAAACCATTATATGAATTAATAAATAACAATAGTGAAAAAAACAGAAAAATATTTTTTGTTCATGGTGGTGTAGATGTCAATCAAAGAGAAGAAGTTAGGGAAATAACAGAGAGAGAATCTGATGCAATAATAGTGGCAAGTTATGGAGTTTTTAGTACTGGAATATCAATTAAAAATTTACATAATGTAATTTTTGCATCTCCTAGTAAATCAAAGATTAGAAATTTACAAAGCATAGGAAGAGTACTAAGAAAAGGAAAAAATAAAGAAAAAGCTATACTGTATGATATTTCTGATGACTGTACCCATAAGAACAGAAAAAATTATACATTAAATCACTTTATAGAAAGAATAAAATTATATAATGAAGAAGAATTTAATTACGAAATTATACCAGTAAATTTAAATAAATGATGGAAGAAGATTTTTATGCAAGTTTAAAATTAATAAGTGGAGAAGAAATATTTGCAAAAGTTATTACTTCTGAAGAATATGGAAATCTAGTACTATTGGTTTCAGACCCAATAGTTATCACAGAAGTAAAAACAAGGTATGGTTTTGCTTATAAAGTGGAACCATGGATGAAAACAACAAAAGATGATATTTTTATCATTGATATGAAAAATATCATGACGATGACGGAAACAAATGATATAGAGATTATCTCAATATACGATAAATTTGTCAAGCAAAAAGAAAAAGATGATTTAAATTTTGGAGTAAATTATTTTGAACTCACTAAAGAAATGGGATATATTTCAACTATAGAAGAAGCAAAAAAATCATTAGAAAACTTATTTAAGAACCATTAGGTACTTTATTAGTTCCCTTCGGGAACATTTCCTTTGGAAATTACTTATAAGTTTATCTTTATTTTTTATTAAAGTACTTAATATTATTAAGTACTAAAATGAATTTCATCGCTGACAAAGCTAATTATACTTACATTTGATAGGCTTGTCAACCCCCTTGCCAAACTCATTTCTTTATGTTATAATATCAATATATATTATTTGTAAGGTATTATGATTACAACAGCCGTCATGACTAAGAGAAAGCGTAGTGTTCACTATGTTAATAATAAAGAGTTCCTGGCTGCCCTGATCGATTATCGGCATTTAGTTAAAATTGCAAAAGAGAAAAATTTACCGCAGCCAATAATTCCAAATTACATAGGAGAATGTTTTTTAAAAATAGCGACACATTTATCATTCAAACCAAATTTTGTAAATTATATGTTCAAAGAAGATATGATTTCTGATGGAATTGAAAATTGTGTTCAATATATTTTAAATTTTGATCCTGAAAAGTCAACAAATCCTTTTGCATATTTCACTCAAGTAATTCATTATGCGTTTATAAGGAGAATAACGAAAGAGAAAAAGCAATTAGAAATTAAAGGAAAAATATTGGAAAGATCTGGATTTGATGAAGTGTTTGTTGACGATAATACACTTGACGGAGGGAATTATTCAGACTATAATAGCATCAAGGATGCGGTTTATAGTAAATTGAGGAATTGATATAATGCTTATTGCATTAATTACAGATACCCACTGGTCAGCTAGAAAGTCATCAAAATTATTTCAAGATTATTTTGAACTTTTTTATAAGAACATTTTTTTTCCAAAGTTAGAAGAATTAAAAATAGACACAGTTGTACATTTAGGTGATGCATTTGACAATAGAAAGTCTATAGATTTTTTTGGATTAGAATGGACAAAAAGAGTAGTATTGGACCCACTTTCGAAATATAAAGTACATTTAATAAGTGGAAATCATGATGTTTATTTTAAATCTACTAACAGAATAAATTCACCAGATCTTCTACTTCAAGAGTATTCAAATATAAAAGTTTATTCTGAGCCAACAGAAATAAATATCGGTAATCTAGATGTAGTTTTTGTTCCTTGGATTAATCAGGAAAATGAAAATGATACTTACGATTTATTGAAAAATACAAGTTCTAATGTTGTAATGGGACATTTAGAATTAAATGGGTTCGAAGCACATAAGGGACACACCATGCAAGATGGTAGAGACCCAAAAATATTCAATAGATTCAAAAAAGTATTCTCCGGACATTTTCATAATAGATCTGATAATGAAAAAATTTACTATATCGGAAATCCATACGAAATTTATTTTAATGATATAAATGAGACTAGGGGATTTGTAATATTTGATACTGAAACCTTAGAGCATTTTTATGTTGATAATCCATATAAAATGCACTATAATCTTTATTATGACGACACACCAAATCAACTATTAAATACCACAGAACTAGAAAATAAAATAGTGAAACTTGTAGTTAGGAAAAAAACTAAAGTTAAATTATTTGAAGATTTTGTTGAAAAGTTATATAAAGCTAATATTGCTGAATTAAAGATTGTAGAAAATCATTCTTTTTTTGAAGACCAAGATTTGGATATATCTTTGGAAAGTGAAGATACATTTTCATTACTTCAAAAATTTGTAGATGAAAGTGATTCAACATTAAACAAAAATTTGTTAAAAACAATTTTGAAAGAAACATATTCTGAGGCATGTGAGTTAGTCTAATGTTTTTAATAACTCTTGACGGAAGAGAAGAAGAAGGAGCATATTCCGTATTAAATACGGAAGGCAAAAAGGTAATATTCTTCTTTCAAGAAGAGGATGATGCAGTTAGATATGCCATGATGCTAGAAGAAGATGGTATGCCAGAAACTCATGTAATTGAATATGACGATGATATTTTAATAAAAACATGTGAGGTTACTGGAAATTTATATACGATTATAACTCCTAATGACATTGTAATTCCACCAAAAATACATTATGATAACCTTTAAAAAAGTAAGATTTAAAAATTTTCTTTCTTTCGGAAACAAATTTACTGAAATTAATTTAGATACACATCATAACACTTGTATTATTGGAAAAAATGGGAGTGGGAAAAGTTCTTTTATGGATGCGATAACATATGCCTTATTTAATAAGGCATATCGCCCTATCAATAAACCACAACTAATTAATTCAGTAAATGAAAAAGATTGTTTAGTAGAAATAGAATTTTCGATTGGAAATATTAATTGGAAAGTAAGAAGAGGTCAAAAACCTGCTATTTTTGAAATCTATAAAAATGATGATTTATTGGATCAAAGTTCTTCTGCCATTGACCAACAAAAATGGTTTGAACAGACAGTATTAAAAATGAATTATAAGTCTTTTACTCAAATTGTTATATTGGGAAATAGTAACTTTGTTCCTTTTATGCAACTTACTGCAGCAAGTAGGAGAGAAGTAATCGAAGACTTATTAGATATTAAAATATTTTCTTCGATGAATGTTGTTGTAAAAGATAAGATAAAAACAATAAAAGATGAAGTTAAGTTATTAGAAATAAAAAAAGAGTCTTTGTCTGATAAAGTTAAGATGCAATCTAATTTTATAGAAGAAATAGAAAAGGAAAGCAATCTTCAAATTGAACAGAGAAACCAAAAAATACAAAAATTAAATTTATTTTTTAGAGATGTAGATGAAGAAAACAAAATTCTGTTAGAAAAAACAGAAGAATTAAATTCTAGATTAGCTCTTCTTAATGAAAGTCCAAATAAATTGAAAAAATTGGGGACTTTAAAGGGAAAGTTGTCTCAGAAGTTGTCTACGGTTGTTGATAATCGTGATTTCTTTATTGATAACTCTGTCTGTCCTACTTGTACACAGCACATAGATTCTGAGTTAAAATCAAAAAAATGTTCTGAATATGAAACTTCTATAAAAGAACTTGAGGATGCATATGAAAAATTAAAAAATACGATCAAAGAAGAGGAAGAACGAGAAACTCAATTCTCAAATGTATCAAGAGAATTATTAAACACAAATCATAAAATATCAAATAATAACCTTAAAGTCCAACAGTCTAAAAATGAAATCAAAGAATTAGAATCTGAAATACAAAAGATTCAAGAAAAGATAAAAAATAAAAATATAGAACACGATAAATTAAAAATTCTTGAGGAGACCCTTCTAAACATAAAAAATGAATATGTAGAAAAAAAGGAAAAAATTCAATATTATGAATGTATTCATTCTTTACTAAAAGACAATGGAGTTAAATCAAAAATAATTAAGAAATATCTTCCATTAATAAATCAAAATGTGAATAAGTATCTTCAAATGATGGATTTTTATATTAATTTTAATTTGGATGAAGAATTCAATGAACACATAAAAACTCCGGTGTACGAAGATTTTAGTTATGGTAGTTTTTCAGAAGGACAAAAACAGAGAATTAATTTAGCTCTTCTTTTTTCCTGGAGGGAATTAGCTAAAATAAAGAATTCAACAAATGTTAACTTACTGATCTTAGATGAGATATTTGATTCTTCTTTGGACTCGTCTGGTATTGATGACTTTTTAAAGATCATTCGATATGTAGTAAAAGATTTTAATATTTTTGTTATATCACATAAAGACGGAGTTCAGGATAAATTTGATAGTATTGTAGAATTTGAAAAAAGGGGTAATTTTTCCATCCTACAAAAATTGTGACAGATAATATACTGTCCACCTAGCCACCATTAGGTGGCTTTTTTATGTATAATTATATGAATTCA